ACATAATCCGGGTCGGTGCTTTGCTTGCCGTTTGTGACTGTTACTTTTATGCTATCCCATCCACTAATCGCCCGGACATTTTCCGGTGACGGGTCGCCCGTGCCGGACTGCTTGGGGACAATCCCGACTTTCAGGTCACGCACATCAGCCGGGTAGCCGTCCGGGATGTAGCCGGTGGAGGTGTCCACGGGCAGAATATCACTCACATCTGCCGTCCCGCCGCCGACCATGTACTTATCCACAAGGCCCGGGAACTGTATGCTCTGCAACGGCTTTGTCTCGCCCCCGGTCGCACCCTCGCCGATGACAATATTGCCCTCGCCGTCATCGGTGTAGGCAAAGGGGTCGGTTGCCGCCTGCAAAAGGGCGATGGCCTTGTCGAGTGCGTCCTGCTGTCCGGGGGTAGGTTCTACTTCGGACGGCTTCGGACGTTCAATGACCGGAATCGCAAAGGTACGGGCGGTTTCGCCGTCATCTTCCCCCGTATGGGTGACAAGATAGGCCCGCATAATCCCGCTGACTTCAAGGCAAGCATCCGGGATCGGGCACGTGGTCGCGTCACCAATTGCCGTAAAGGTTTCAAGGCCCCGGGAAAACTGCCACTCTGTGACATCTGGCAGCGTTGCCCCGATGATATGCAAAACAAGGCCATAATCCCATTGATACGCCGCCGGGGTGACTGACCCGTCTATCGCGTTGACTTCGATAATGTTATTTCGCATTTCAATCCTCCAAATTACACATTGCCCATATCAGGGCAAAAACGGCCAGACAGGCCAGCATGATAAAGATGTTTATTTTCATTTTTTGTCTTCCAGTTCCGGCAATCCGGCGATAGATGTTAAAAGTGACAGCACACCAGCAAGGACCGCCGCTGATGCCACCGTCAGCCAATTGACCTCGCCAAGAACGGCCGCCGTTCCGATCGTAGCGACCGCTGTTTGTGCTACTGTTTTAACGGCACGGACACCGGCCGCCGCCCACCATCTGCTCGTGAATACTTCTTTCATTGTCATGCCCCCTTTTCCAGGTTTGAAATGCGTTCGTCATGTAAAGCGATGTCCTGTTCCGCTTTATACATGCGTTCAATGAGGTTATTATGCTTTGAAACGCTTTTTTCCAGCTGATCGAGGCGGTAAACTATCAGCGTTTCCGTCTGTTTTAATGTATAGTGGTTATTAATCAGGCAGACGATGATCGCCGCCCCTGCGGAGATGATGCCCGCTATGATTGACGCGCTCATTATCTGACCCCCTTACGCCCGGATGAAAGTATATGACCCGCGAATCCAGCCGGAATTTGCCGGAAGTGACGACGCGCTGAAATTATATAGCCGAATCTGACCGTTAGCGCCAAACTGCACTTGCAGCTGGACACCCGCCGAATTAAAGAAACTGCTTATAAAGCTATACGCTGGTCTGAATCCTTCCGGGAGTGTTCCGGCAACGTAATCGGTTCTTGCTGGAATTTCCACTGCGGGCGTATCGGAAAATGTAAAGGTGACAACCTTCCCACTCCTAAACACGCCCGTTGTCTTCCCGAGGAAAGATATGCTTGTATTGACAATGGTCTGCATGTCTGTAATTTGCGTTTGAAGGCTGGTTGCAGTCTCTTCCAGCGTTGTAACGCGCCCCGCTAACGCCTCTATTGCCGCCTTGACCGTCTGGACAGTCCCGTTAATAGTGGTTGTCACGGCTGCTATAATTGCCTCACCAAGAGACGCAAACGGGATTTTAAAGGAGCTTGTGCCGGTATCAATGGCAAAATCTGATTCATCCGTGGGCGTTCCCGAATGCTGTGGAAGTTCATGAATTTGCAAGTAGGGCCTCCAATCTCTCAAGCCGTGCGCTTAAGTCTTTTATCTGTTTTGTCTGATCTTGTACGCGCTTTAATAACATGGCGGTTAAGTCAGCATAGTCAATACTATAAACGTCGTTGTTATTCGTTACCAGTCCGGAATCGACAAGCCCGTGATCTTCAATTATCTGCCTTGTCCGACGCGCTCCGAGCCCGACATGCTCGCCCCCGTCCCTTCCCTTCCATGTGTAGGTGATGGGTTCCAGGTCGTCAAGTAACCGGTCGTATTCGTCGTTATATGCGTATATGTTCTTTAAGTTTTCATCAGAAAGGTTGTTGAAGCCGTATGCTTCTACTGCACCGCCAAAATGCGTCGCGTAAATGGTGGCAAACCATACCTGTTCGTTAATAAATATTCTATAGCCCGCCGTGTAGGCGCTTGCAATAACGCTATGGTAAAGATGCGTTCCAATCACTACCCCGTGTTCGCCTACAATGCTAAATATATGCTTGTCAACGCCATCGATCGATACCACGCCGTCCTGGACATAGGAGCTGTAATTTTGATTTGTTTCTGTACCAAAATAAAGCCTATTTGTGCACCGGCTTATCGCCCTAAGCAAAATTCTTTCTGCGTAGGTAGCGTTTGGGTCGTTGTTGATTTGGAACGTTACATAACGCACGCCGTTCGGGTCCTCATTATCCCGAACAAACGTCAGTTTGCGGCCATATGCAACCGAAACGCCGATGCCATATTCATTGCTTGAGATGGTACGAGTTGGCGCTATGGTGCCGGTATATATATCGCCTGGCGCGTAAAAATTAATACCGCCATTGTCAAACTTTACGCTGCCGTTTGGGCCCGCATTGACGAATCGCGAGTTGTTAAGGTCCCAGTATGAAGCGCCGTCGAGCGCTGACAATATGCCGCCCCGTATTCTCGTACCAGAAAGCGTCCCTGCCTGAATAAAATCGGCAACAAAGGTCCCGTCAAGCGTCCAGGCTGTCGTATATTCGCCGTCAACGCCGGTGCGTGAAAAGCCGATGCCGTTCATGTTGATCCGCAAAACATTGACCGCCGTCGCTACGTCATCGGTGTCCATGATGAGAATCTCGTACGGCTTACCCGCGCGGTATCGGAAAACAACGTTGCCGCCGTTCACACCTTTTATAAGGTCGCTGGCGTTTCTGATCGCCGTTGTCACCTCTGTCCTTGTTGGTGTGGTGTCCGCAATTTCACCCATAATGATGTCGGCATAGTTAGCGGGCGGGTCGCCAAGGTCGATCTTGGCATAACGGTCTCTCAAAACGTCATATTCCGTCCTTATAACCTTTAACCGGACAGGGTTGCCATTATAGACAACCTCGCAAGTGTCGCAAAGATTCAATTCTAGCAAGGGTGCAAAGTCTTTATATTCCTCGGACTGAGCAAGCTGTACAAAGTCAATACTTAAAGACTGTGTGTATAATTTGTGCGCGTTTGCGCTGTCCTTTGCCTTCTCTCTCATCTGCTCGTCAGTCGGCTCAGCGCTGAAAGCTGACGACAAATCGAGAGAAACAGCTGTTATGTTTGTATAGGCAAATTCAAATTCGTTGTTGTTTTCGTCGGTGATCCGCCGCCCCTGTTCATTCGTCCAGTAGTCAAAATATACCGGCGCGTCGTCTGCAAGCACGGCCCATTCTGGAAGCGTCTTAACTTCTCCGGTTTCGGGATTTGTCCAAAACGGGACAACCGCCGTGTATGATCCGCTCGAATCTAATTCGTCAGTCATGTCAACTAGGTTCTTCCCGTACCTGATCTGTACGCCGGTATCCGTTCCGCGATGCAAATATAAGTAAACGTTGAATTTATCGAATTTATATTCGCCGGTCCCGTAAACGTCAAGAATCGAGCCCTCAACGCCGCACAAAATAGCCTTTGCCGCCGTTGGCGTCATTAGTTCAAAATTGCCGCCGGTGGTTTTGTCTGTGATAAATCTGAATTCGCATTCAGGCACGCAATTATTTTTTATTTCCGCCAGCGCATCCGCGCACGACGTGGCCGTATATGGCATTAGCACGGTTTTCCCTAACCTGTAGGAAACATGTGCAGCGTAAAAGGTCACTTCCCCGTTAATAGGGACAGACCTTTTATAAACATCGAACGGTTGCGGGATGCCGGAATTATCATGTGTTACAAAGATAATGCACCCTTCCGCAATTTCCTGATAATGGCGGCCGGAAATGGGGTAGGTGAATTCACACTCGAAAACGCCGTTTCTTTCTTCCGTGACAATACAGCTTGTGCATTCGGTCAGGCGTCCTAAGCCGTTTGAAACGAATTCTTTTTCAGAATGGTTATATAAAACTGGTATCATAAGCACCACCACCTCGGGGTGATCTCAACTCTCGAAAAGCCTGTGAATCTGACAGCGTTTTCGCCGGGAACGATAACGGGAAACTCTGTAAGCCGCAAAACGCTATTGCGGTTCTCACTCCCCTTGTACGCCTCCATTATGTCGCAATCTATATCCGTGTAGCCGTCCGCGCTCGTGATCTCTAGCGAATAATCGCCAATTGTCAGCGTTCCGACGCCGTAGGCCCTTATAAGCGGTTTTGCGTTGCATATGGTCGGGTTGTCGATGAAACCCGCCCCCGCGAATATTTGCGCAACCTCACCGGATGTCAGCCACCTCTGAGGTTTACAGGAAAAAACAAGGTCAAATTTTCCCGCATCGTTTACGGGTGTGGCCTCGACCTCCATATCGCCCGAATAATATGCAAGCCGATATTCTCCGGGGTGGTATGTGTCGTTAAGTCTCTGGTATCCGACACGGGTCAGAAGGAATGACCGCAAAAGGCGCATGTTATCGCGGAAATTGGCATAGATAAAAGCCGGATAGGTTATATCAATATTTTCCAGCCTTTTCTCAGAAAGAAGCAAGGCCCCGTCTCGTCCGGGAATGTCCACCGTATCATAAGCCCTCGCGGGGGCGTTAAACGTGCCGCCCCCACTTACATATACGCCGAAATTTGAAAGGGGAACCCCGGCGAAAAAAAGTTCTGCTCTACTCATGTCATTGAATACGCTTTCTGTTGCTGCACATTAGCAAGCCGTCTCTGGATCGCGTCGGCCAACTGGTTGACGTTCATGCCTTGCGGGGCCGTTACGTTAATAACTACGTTGGTATCCCCCGCCGCGCCTACAAGCTGTTTTAATTTGTCCATGCCCAAAACAACCTCACCGCCAGGGCCGTCTCCAAAGCCTTTAGCACCATAAGGCGTCTGTAATACAGTAGGCTTCGAGAACATGACCGCGTTTTCATAAGCTTTCCTGTACCATTGTACGGATATTTTGGGCAACTTGATGCCGCCGACAAGGGTTTTCCACGTGACGGACAGGTGGGGGAGTTTGATGCGTGGCAACTCAATATGAACCCCTGAAAACAGGCTTTTCAGCTTACCCGGAAACTGTTTAATTGTGTTCCAGGCGTTCGCAAAAGGCGCCGTTATCGCCCGCCCAATACCGGAAAACTTCGACCGCAAATCATTTAAAACGCTTCCAAAGCTGCCCGAATATTTTGCCTTGACCGCATTAAAGGCGTTTGTCGCTGATGTCTTTATCGCGTTAAGCGCATTGCCCGCGTTGGTCTTAAGGCCACTAAAGGCCGTCTGCATGGCGTTCTTGGCACTTGTAAAGGCGTTACCCATCGCTGTCCCCGCGCCTTTCATGGCGTTGGAAAG